CATCACTACCATCGTTAGTTAGAATTGCAAATGATTATGGTGTAGAAGCACAGTCTGGTGGAAATGTTACTGTTAAACGTGGGTATATTTCCGCATCGGTTGGTGTTCAAACCTATGATTTAAAAGCGTTATGGGCTGATGTAAGCGAAAGTGGTAAACAAATTGAAATTCGTCGTGTCTACCATTATATGCCACCAGCAGTCGCACGTTACTATGACCCATTTGCAACTACTGGTCTTGGGTTGACTAACTTGATGAGTGAATTTGGATTTGACGGATACTCACCACCAGTCACTTTCGTGATGATGCCAGCATACGAAGATTTACTACGTATTCAAGCAATTGAAATAAATGATATGATTCGTAAGAGTCAATACGGATTTGAAATATCTAATAACATTATCAAGTTCTCTCCAGTATTCAAATATGACTCCGTTGTGTATTTTGACTATATGGTAGTAGACGATAAAAAGGCAAATATCTTACAGTCTGGTAGTAATATTGTTAGTGATTTATCTAATATTCCTTATGAACATATTAATTACACTAAAACCAATGATATGTCTCGCACGTGGATATTCAAATACACACTTGCATTAGCAAAAGAATTGTTGGGAATTATCCGTTCAAAGTTCAGTGAAATTCCTTACCCAGATGGCGAAATTAAATTGGACGGAGAACTTTTACGAAGAGAAGCTGTTGACGAAAAAGAAGCACTTATCAAAGAACTTCGTGAAACATTGGAAGAAACTGGTCAGAAGGCACAAATGAAAAAAGAAATGGAAAATGCGGAAGCTATGAATAAAATTTTTAAAAATGTCCCAACTTTAATTTATATAGGTTAATAAATGGCACGCTTCGTCACACAACGTGATTTTGAATTTATTCAACACATCACTCGCGAACTTATAGACGAAACGATGGATGTGGGAGTCGTTTTGTATAAAATTGTATTAGGATCTGCCGCAGTTAATATTTATGGTGAAAGCGTAACAAAACCTCGTTACACTCCTGTAAAAGTTAATGCAATTATTAAGTATGATAAAAATACATTAGAACGTGATGAAGGATTTGGAGTAAACCAAGACCAACAAGTAGAATTCAGATTTGCACGTAGGATGTTACAAGAAGTTAATACATATCCAGAAATTGGTGATATTGTTGGATATAATAATCACTATTATGAAGTACACAACGTTACAGAAACACAACTCATCGCAGGTAAGCCAGGGTTTAATACCGCAATCATTTGTATGGCACATTTGACTCGTCGTACAAGTATTGACATTGAAGAGGCACCAGTATGACATTTGACCCAGAATACAAAGAACCTACAAAAATAGTAAACGACAACCAGCAAACCCAACGTGTACAATCCAGAGCAGACGATACGCAAAGTGATACACCACAAATTAAGATTACTTTATATACGATTGATAATGCTATAATTCAATATCTTTCTAATCGTATAAAACCAATAGTTACACAAAACGGAACACAGGTGCAAGTTCCTATAACGTATGGTAGTCCTGAACGTTGGAAAAGTGCACAACGTGATGGATTACTACGCGATTCTATAGGTAAAATTCAATTACCTATGCTGATGCTTCGTCGTACCTCAATGAAAAAAACAGGTATTAATTCTCCAGTTAACAAATATTACGATAGAACCTTTTATACAGGATGGAATCGTAGAACTCCATACGACAGGTTTGCATTAGTAAATAATATAACTCCTAGTAGAGAATACTTCAATACCACGGCGACACCAGATTATTATGAAGTTACCTATCGTTGTATGGTATGGACGGAATATATGGAACAAATGAATACCGTAGTGGAAAACATCTCATTTGAAAGTGATGAATTTTGGGGAGAACCAAATAGTTACAAATTCCGTACAATTATTAAATCATTTGAACCGTTGACCGAATTACCAAACACTAGTGATAGAGTAGTTCGTACACAATTTGATATGACGGTTTACGGATATCTATTACCAGAATCGCAATTGGATGCTGGTCACAATAGGGGACTGGTTACAAAGAAACGATACGGTACTAAAAAAATTGTCACTTTTACTGAAATAGAATAATAATAATTGATGTTTAGGTAAAAAAACAGATATTTATAATACGAGTTGTATTATAATAAAAAAAGAGGTTTTTATGAATAAAATAGCACCAGAGGACTTAACAGAGATTAATGATTTACGGTCAAAATTGTCCTTAGTAGTAGCAGAAACAGGACGTATGACATTACAGAAAAATATTTTACAAGAAGATGTAAAAATATTAGAAAAAAAAATTGTAGAAGAGTCTGTTAAGTTTCAAACATTGTTAGAGGAAGAAGAAAAGTTGGTCAAACGGTTATCAGAAAAGTATGGAACTGGCTCAATTGATTTTGAGACTGGAGAATTCACCCCAGAGAAATAAACAAATTTAGTTTGGAGAATACCGTATGGCAGAAAGAATCGTGTCACCAGGCGTGTTCACGCAAGAACGTGACCTATCATTCCTCCCCGAAGGAGTCGCACAAATTGGAGCGGCATTCGTAGGTCCAACAACTAAGGGACCAGCATTTATTCCTACCTTTGTACAAGGTGCTGATGGGTTTGTGACCACATTCGGTGAACCTGACGGTACATCATATACAGGGTATGCAGTAAAAAATTATTTACAAGAAGCAGGTAGTGCAACAGTAGTTCGTGTTCTTGGTACCGAAGGATACTCTAAGAATGTTGTAAGAGTATTCGTAACTGGTTCTACTGGAACTAAAGTGTTTGCAGTACTACATCCTACTATCGCAGGTAATAATTTAGTAGAAACTACTATAGCAGGAACAACATCAAGCTTTAGTTTAACGGTATCGGGTAGTATAGGAAATACTTCTGCAAGTTCATTAAGTATGAACCCAGCAAGTACAAACTTTATTACTAACTATTTTGGTGTTAACCCACAAGCAAGTTCATCATACAATGCATACGTCTACGCAGTATTTCCAGATGCATTAACTCAAGTTGGTACTGGAGTAGTACTATCGTCCTCAGTATCTTTACTGGACCTAACAGCCAACCCAGTTGCAGTAGTGTCTGGAGTTGATTATAGTAATGCAGTAACCCCATGGATTAAATCACAAACAATTGGTGGTGTTAAACACAATTTGTTTAAGGTACACACATTAAGTGATGGTACTATAGCAAATAAGCATGTCAAGATATCTATCACGGGTATAACTCCATCAGGCTCATCAGGAAATGCATACGGTACTTTCTCATTATTAGTTCGTGATTTTGCAGACACCGATAATGAAACAAATGTATTAGAAAGTTATAACAACTTAACATTAGATCCATCCAGTACAAATTATATCGCAAGAGTTATTGGTAACAGTGTTCCAACATATCAATCTGATACTGGTGAAACAATTTATGTTGGTGATTTCCAAAATACTTCAAACTACATTCGTATTGAAATGAGTGACGCAGTAATTCCAAGTAATGCAGTTCCATACGGATTTGCGGGATTGGCGACCACAGTTCCAGGTACTCAAACACAAATGAGTCCGGCGTCATATATATCAAGTCGTTGGGTTCTAAATGGTGTATCAGGCTATACTACTGAATCAGTTGACAAGAGATATTATTATGGATTCAATCCAAATAATACGGACACTCTTTCATATTTACAACCAGTACTCAGTACATCAATTACTGGTAGTAATGAATTTAATATGGAAAACGTGGGTGCAGATGTACCATTAACTACCACACCGTTCTCCCGTAGTATTGCACTAGATGGAGCAAACAGTAAGGCAGACGTTGTATATCGCCGTTTCACTGTACCGTTACAAGGTGGATTTGATGGTATGAATCCTGCACAATATAAAGCAATCGGTAGTGATATTGCAAGTAACAACGTGTTTGGATTTGACCTAACAGGTGCAACATCAGCAGGTTCAAAGGCATACAAGAGAGCATTGACATCTATCAGTAATGCAGATAGTGTAGATTTCAATCTTCTAGTAATTCCTGGTATTATCAATAGTAAACACTCATACATTGTTGGTGAAGCCATAGATTTGTGCCAAACCCGCGGTGATGCATTCTACATCGTAGATTTAGATGAATTGAATGCAGACATAACAAATGTAACTAACCAAGCACAAACTTTAGATACCAACTATGCAGCGGCATACTATCCGTGGGTTCGTATCAATGATGATTTAACAAATATGTTAATGTGGGCACCACCATCTGTGGTAATTCCACAAGTATACGCATATAGTGATAGTGTTGGTGCAGAATGGTTCGCTCCAGCAGGACTAAATCGTGGTGGTATACCTGGTGCAGTGGGTGTTAAACTCCGTTTAAGTCAAACTAATCGTGACGTTTTGTATGAAGCAAAAGTTAACCCAATCGCACAATTCCCAGGACAAGGTATCTGTGTGTGGGGGCAAAAAACTCTCCAAAATCGTTCATCAGCACTTGACCGTGTAAACGTTCGTCGTCTTCTTATCACCGTCAAGAAGTTCATCGCAAGTTCAGCACGTTATTTGGTCTTTGAACAAAATACAGAAGCAACACGTAACCGTTTCTTGAATATCGTCAATCCATATCTTGCAGGTATCCAACAACGTTCTGGTTTGACCGCGTTCCGTGTGGTTATGGACGATACCAACAACACACCAGATGTAATTGATCGTAACATCTTACAAGGTGCTATCTATCTCCAACCAACCCGTACCGCAGAATTCATCAAGTTGGATTTCAACATTCTTCCAACGGGTGCAACCTTCGATACAATCTAATCAGTTTTTTCAATAACCACTATTTATTTAAAGTATCAATCTATATCTGGAGAGCCATATGGCAAATTTGGTCAGTGAACAAGAACTATTTTTTACCGCATTTGAACCAAAGACAGCAAATCGGTATATCATGCAATTAGATGGTGTTCCTTCTTACCTTATCAAGAAGATTGAACGTCCAAAGTTGACCCAAGAACCAAAGAAGCTTGACCACATCAATCTTCAACGTTACATCAAGGGAAAGAGTGTATGGGACTCATTAAACATAGAACTTTATGACCCGATAGTTCCATCAGGCGCACAAGCAGTAATGGAATGGGTTCGTCTTCACCACGAATCAGTCACCGGTCGTGACGGATACGCGGAATTCTACAAGAAGGATATCATCATCAACGTTCTCGGACCAGTTGGTGATAAGGTTGAAGAATGGATTTTGAAGGGTGCACAAATTACCAAGGTAGAATTCGGTGAAATGAGTTGGGAAAAGGATGATCCTGCTTCTATCTCATTAACAATCCAACCAGACTTCTGTATTCTCAATTACTAATTTTGTAATAAAAATACAAAAACCTCACGGTCAAACGTGGGGTTTTTTGTTATATACCAATAGTTTCTGATACTTATAGTAAGGTATATTTTCCGAGAGAACTTATGGCAGAAATCACTGAATTTAACATCGGTCAAGGTGAAACTTTTAAGGTATTGGCTACAGTAGAAAACGCCGATACTGGTGGATATTTAGATATATCGGGTTACTCATTTACTGGACAACTAAGAGAAAATTATACTACTGAAGAAGTAGCAGCATCATTTACAATAACAAAAATTACTCCACAAACTTCTGGTAGTTTTTATATTGAATTAACTCCAACCGACACTAATAATTTAACTCAACGTAAGTACGTGTACGATATTAAAATGAGTAGTGGTTCAATTACTCGTCGTGTTCTTGAAGGATATTTTGTAGTACGCCCCGCATCTACGAGATAAATAAATGAGTTTTGATACTGGTATTCCAAATATACGAGTCGTTATAAGAGAGGCAGACGATCAAAATCTAGCAGTAGATGTTCCGAACATAAATGTAACGGTACAACAAGGCTCTCAATATAATGTAAATTTAAATCCAAGTAAAATCGTAACACTCCGCACAGGATCATTCAATACGTATGCTGATTTTGCTGGTACGGCATATAGTGCATCGTATGCTCAGTACGCATTGACGTTAAGTGGTTCTGTTGAAAGTGCATCATACGCTCAGTTTGCGGTTACCGCGTCATATGTCAGTGGCGCCGCCAGTACATGGGATACTATCTCAAATAAACCAGTTGGATTAATATCATCATCTACACAAATATCAAATTATAATATATTTGTAACAACTGGTTCTAATACCTTTCAGGAAAATCAAATTATAAGTGGTACATTAAATGTAACTGAAGGAATAACGGGTTCCTTGTTCGGTACCGCAAGTTATGTAGTAACAGCATCTTACGCACTAACACCATCAGGAACTAGTGGAACATCAGGTATTTCTGGTACGTCGGGTATCTCAGGAACATCTGGTACTTCTGGTATAAGTGGAACATCAGGGACATCGGGCATAAGTGGAACTGCAGGTTCGTCAGGAACCACTGGAACATCTGGTAGTAGTGGATCATCTGGAACCTCCGGCACAACAGGAACATCAGGTTCTTCTGGTACTTCAGGAACATCAGGTATAAGTGGAACTGCAGGAACCTCTGGTACCGGATTTACTACTATATCTAACGCTTCAAATGACAGATTATTAACTTCTGATGGTACCGTAAATGCTGCGGTGGCAGAAGCAAATCTTACATTTAACGGATCAGTATTAAATGTAGTAGGTAGCATATCTGCATCGTTAGGATTTACTGGATCATTATTTGGAACCAGTAGTTGGTCTAATTATGCAGTAACCGCATCTTATATTTCTGGTGGATTAGCAATACCTAATGGATTAAATATTTCTGGTTCATTGATTGTAACGGGGTCAGAAATTATTACTGGTTCATTAAACGTCACACAAGGTATTACTGGTTCCTTGTTAGGAACAAGTAGTTGGGCAAATAATGCAACCACCGCAAGTGCAGCAACTAGTATTACATTTACTACATTTTCAAACGCAAGTTATTACTTTCCACAAGATTTACGAGTAGAAGGGACGCTTACTGCTCAAGAAATTCGCA